ACCTCTGGATCATCTGTCGTTGCTGAACCAATCACTGGGTCTTTTGCAAAAGCAGAATACTCATTCAAGACTTTTATCTTCTGACGAAACCTAGAGACATCAATCATGATCCCAAGCGACCCACCATATGATCTTTGCCCACGATTTTTGGTTTCGACTTCCAACCAGCAGTTGTCTGTCCTGATGAAATCTGGAAACTCATACTTCTTTTTGGAAAGCTCCCTGACAGCTTTCTTAACAAGCTTCATCACAAGATTGTGTTCTGCCTTTGTGACATTTACGCCACGCCTCTTTGAAATCACTTTTGTCATGCGACACTCCTTACTACCCATTTACCTTTTTCCCTGACAACTGGTTTTGTGTCTGCCAGTTTGTCAATCTTCATTCTGATGTTTTTGTCAGAACCATCAATCAGTTTCAGGTGCGCCCACTTGTTACCAACCTTAGTGACAAGCGCGATCCTAAACCCACGATCAAAAATTTGAACCAGTTGGTATCCCTTTTGGTCAAGCCAAGCCTTAGTAATTTTTTCTGGTATTCTCACACAATCTCCCTAATAGCCTTTTTATCAAACGTTCGCTGCTTTGTTTTGCGAATCTTTTTGTTAACTCGCTTCTCGCCTATCGAAAGTGAATCCACGTTGTGCCTGACCTCTTTCAAATTTTCTCCTTTCCTTGATTTCAAAACCCATTATAAGGATGTATACAAAAATGTCAAGTAAAATATTTATGTGCAAGTACTTGCATAACGACACGCATTCCTGTATTATGTATTTGAAATTGAGTTGAGGAGAAAAAAAATGGTGTAAGGAAAGGGGAATGTCGGGCCAGCGCAATCTCCAAACTGGTAGTAAAAACAAACCACTGAGGATCGAGAATGACTAATCAAAACTTTCAAGAAATCAACAATGGCTCAACCATCGTTGCTCTTTACGCTGGCAACGTGCCAGTCAAAGGTGTTGTTGAGAGTTCTCACGTTGGCAACCTCAATGGGGTGGAACGCATTTACAACGTTTCCTTTAACAAGCCAACACAAGTAACTGAGAGTGGGCGCGTGGCAACCAGCATTCAAGTGGGCGCGTCAGAAGTTCTCAAAATCATAACCCAATAACCTATAAGGGAATTTGTATGGATAACAATCAAATTATTTCGAGCATTGCCAAGAAAGCTTCTGCTGTTCTGGAAGACAAGACTGGCACTCTGATCGAGCCACTCCAGTTCATCATGGACTTGGATGCCTACAACAAGGAGCGACCTTTGCTTCTTAAAGTGATCTACTCGTTGATCAACGATGACGATCAACAGACTTACGCAGTTCTTGAATTGCTCAAGCTTTCAGAAGCCATTGACAAGACAGTCAACTTTGGCGAGAACGAGGATGACCCAATGGTCAGCCTTGGCAAAGAGTATGGGCGAGTCAACAAGGACTTCAATTCACCCTTCGAGGTTCCACAAGAGGTAACAGCCAATGGGTAGTGCAACCAAGAATGTTCGATTGATCCATGAGGATAAAATGATTGATGTCTGCTTAGGGTATGGCATCACTCCAAAGGGAGCAGTTATGCTTCCTTCCATGATCGAGAAAATAGCCAAGCACATGGAGATGCCAGTGGTTACTGTGCTTGATCACGCTATGACAAACAAAGAGCTTGGTGAGTTTATTGCCAGCGTTTGTGATAAAGCATCAAAGAAGTATGAGGAGCAAAAGAAAATAGCGTGAACGAAAAAATCGTAATCCATGAGAAGTCAGGCAAAGCTTACAAGTTTGTGCTTTTGGATGAAGACAAAGATGACGTTGATGTTTTTGTTTCTCCATTGAACGATGGTAAGTCAGCAGACCAATGGCAACAAATTAAATTTGATGAGTTGCAGAATAACGTGTTAGAGCTTGTTGCTGATTATCACATTGAGGTATTAATCGATAAGCTTACTGAGGTTTACGATTTACTAGATAAATAAGGATGGCTCAAAGATCAGGCGAGTATGAGCGTCAGGTTAGATTCCTACTCAGGCATTGTTATTCATGCCTGAGAAAATCGAGAAACAGGGAGGATGAAGTGTCGCGCCATCCCAAACCATGAGTAAAGGCATGGTTTGATTTTCAGCGACCAATCCTCTCAACTCATACATTACTACATCTAATTATAAATACTTGCATATCGACACTAATTGTGTCATAATTCTTTTGTTGAAAGAGGTAATGTGAAATGAAGAGTCCTGAGAGTTACATTGAATTAGCTACAGCAGTTCATGAAGGACAGAAAGACAAGCGAGGCAGGGACTACATCAATCATCCCATCGAGGTCAGTCAGGCTGTTAAACATCTTGGCCCAAGCTATCAGGCTGTTGCGATCTTGCACGATATTATTGAAGACGCAGATCCCAATATCTGGGATCACGATGAGTTGGTCAAGAGAGTCGAGGGGTTTGGTGTTGAGATTGCTGACGCTGTGAAGGCCATTACCAAAAGCCCTGACGAAAAATACTTTGACTACATTGTCAGGGTCAAGGCCAACAAGATTGCAGCACAGGTCAAGTTGGCTGATTTGAAAATCAACTATGCCACGATCTCTGAGATCCCTGATCCAGAGACAGTCAAGAGCTTGGGCAAACGATACGAGAAAGCGATCAGCATCCTTGAGGAAGAAGATTTCGCAACAGCAGTTTTATCAGAAATGGTGAGGTTTTAAATGAACGCAGCAGCTAAAAAACGAGAATACAACAGGGTCAGACGTAAGTGCATGAAGCATGGCATTGACATTATCAAGAAGGGTGAGCATAAGAATTACAGGGGAGTCGAATTGATCAAGAATGGTCAGGTTTTGATTTCTCAGTACGCAGAAAACATTCGCCCTTTGAATATTGACTGGGCAGAGATCGATGAGCAACTGGAAAGGTGGGCTTCGTAGCTTAAATATTTTTGTATAAATACTTGCACATCGACACGCATTGATGTATCATGTTCCTAAATTAATTGAGGAACGCGAGATGGCACAATCAAAAGAGAATAGTGAAGTGGTAAACGTTGAAGAGTTGATCACTGAGTTGCTTAAACAGATGAACTGGGATCAAAAGCTTGGTGGCGCAAACGTGCGTGGTTCTGCTGCTCAACAGCAAGAGACAGGAATGTTGATTGCAATTCGCGCAATCGCAAATGTTTCTGGGAAAGACTTCCAGATCAGAGCCAAGGAAGTTGCTGGCCCAAATGGGAAGACAGTAAAAGAGTTTTCCTTCGACGATAACATACCAATGCTTGAGCCAAAGTTTTAAGGAGAGTCGTTAATGATCCCTAACAAGCAAGTCAACAATATCTATGGTTACGTCAGGGTTTCGACTCTTGAGCAAGCCAGAAATGGATCGTCAATCGAGCTTCAGAAAGACATGATCACTGAATTTGTCAAAGACAAATACAATCGAGAGGTCACAGAGTTTTTTTCTGATGAGGGGGTGAGTGGCACGATTCCAATTCTGGATCGCCCTGAGTCCAGACGATTGACTGATGTCATGGATGAGCACGATGTGATAGTAACCACACGCTTGGATCGCTTTTCACGATCCAGCAAAAACCTGTTGAACATCATGCCAGTGCTTGAAGACACTAAGGTCACGTTGTTTTTCTGCGAACAGTTTGGTGACATTCCAATTGTTTATCCCAAGACCAAGGAAGACAAAGGCTTGGGGGCAAGGTTTGATATGAACGAGATCACCAACAAGATCATGGTCATGGTGCTCAGCGCAACAGCAGAGATCGAGCATGGTACGATCATGGATCGACTGGGTGATGGCAAGGTGGATTGGGCTGAGAAGGGTTACTCGATTGGTGGCAATGGCAGACCCTTTGGCTACGAGAAAGTTGAGGAACGTTTTGGGGCAACCAAGATCAGAACCAAGCTGGTTCCAATCCCCAAGGAGCAGGAAGTCATTGAGTTCATGAAAAGAGCAAGGAAACGAGGTCTGGGATACAAAAAGATTTCTACTCAAGTAGAATCACGATTCCCAGATTTTCCAGAGTTCCCATACCACAAAGTTAAGAGGGTTTTGACAAGGAAGTTCCAAGCCAAGGCTTCCTAAAAAGAAAACTTTTAAGCTATACTTCTTGGATGGCTACAAGTGAATTAGACAATATCGATCTATTTGAGCCTGATGCCTTGGACGTTGCTGTTGATACTTACAGCGAACAAGTTCCTTTGATGGCGCAGATTGGAATTGGCATGACCCCTGCTGGATTAGCTGTTGATGCTGCTGAGATAGCAAAGTATGGAAGGGATGCCTACAGAGCCATTGGGTCAGGTGATTATAACAAAGCTTTGCTGGGCGCAGCAGGAGCAGGTCTTGGTATTGCTGGGCTTGTTCCTGTAGCTGGAGATATCGTTAAGTATGGTGGTAAAGCTTTGATGAAAGCGTTGCCTGTATCAAAAGCTGCAAAACAGTATCAACCAAAAATTAACGCGCCAGTTAACGAACCTGATGTTCAAGAAATTGGTGGCAAAAAATTGTTTGGCGAAGTAGAAAAAGTATTTAAACAGCCACAACAAGATATTGTTGATTCTGATCAATTAATAAAAAGGGCAATTGATTCAAATGCTTCTTTTCAAACAGAAATAAAAAACATTGCTGATAATTTGAATCTGGAAAAAACGCCATCAACGAAAGTAAACGAACAAGGTAACGTGGTCAACATCGAGGTCAAATCAAAAGAAAGCATTGATTCAAAGTTAGCCAGAAAACGTTATGGTGCTGAAGGAATAACAGACACAATTAGAACAAGGGTTTTTGTCGAGACAGTAGACGATGCTGATGCTGTAGCAAAACAGGTAGCACAAAAGTTTCCAACCATTGACAGTAAGTTCCAATCTATTCCAGAGAGTGGATACTTTGACAGAAAGCTTAATGTACAACACACCAACCCCAAGGATGGCAAAGTCATTCTTGCTGAAATATCCATGACAACCAAACCAATGGCTGAAGCTGTTGATAAAGCTCACAAGCTTTATGAAAAAGAAAGGGATTTGCTAAAAGGCAGACCTATTGAAGAATTGCCTTACGACGCAAGAAATGAAGTGTTTGCTGTTCAACAAGAGCAAAGACAGGTTTATGGCGAGGCGTTAAGGCAAAGTCACCCAAGTATTGTTGAGCAAACAATACCAAAGTTTAGATATGGGGGTTATGTCTCTGGAAGGTCTGGAAGGTCAACGCCTATAACTCCAAATTCCTCTTCAAAGTCTTCTCTGGAAAGCCTTGTTCCATCTTCAAAAAAATCAACCATTTGTTCGCCAGAAGCAGCAGTCCAAGATTTTTCATCGTCAGACAAGAACAAAGGTCTGGCAAAATCTTCGACACGGCCAATTAACGCTGGCCCATTTTCCCAAGCAAAAAAGTCTGTAATTTCCATAAAAGAATATTTACTCAATCCTGATAGAAATGCAAACGATGTTGTCTATGTGAACGTCGATTAATGACTTCAATTGAACGAATAAACAACTGTATTTCTGATTTGGAATACACTCTTGCTCATGATTTCATGACAGAGCCTGTCAGGCAAATTATTACAGAAACCAAATCTCAGTTAGAAACCCTTAAATCAGAGTTGTCCAGTGGCTAACATTACAGGTTGGGGCAGAGGCACTTGGGGGCAAGGAACTTGGGGTGAGCCTATTGGCGTTGAGCTAACTGGTTTAGGCATTACCTCTAGCCTTGGTACTATCACAACCAAGGGCGATAACAATATTTCTGTCACTGGCTTTGCAACAACTTCTGGGCTGGGTGCGTTAACAGTTACTGGCATTGCTAATGTTTCAGTCACTGGCTTGGGAACTACTTCTGGTCTTGGCGCGTTATCAGTCAACGCTGCTGCTAATGTATCGCCAACAGGATTGGCGACAACTTCTGGATTAGGCTCTGTCACTGTACTACATAACGCTGTTGTAGAAATCACAGGAGTTCAATTTGCAGCTTCTGTTGGAGAATTAAGTGTCAACGCAGCAGCAAATATTTCTTTAACAGGGGTTGCCTCTACTTTTGCAGTGGGTGAAATGATGATCTGGGGTGAGATTGACACATCTCAAACAGCCAGTTATGCAGCCATAACGACTTCTCAGTCACCCTCATATTCCAACATTGATACATCTCAGTCACCAAACTATACTGAGATTAAAGCTGGCAGAGATGCTGCCTAAATTTAGGAGAAAACAATGGTAACCTATGTTAACGACCTACGTTTGTCGGAATTGGCCACCGGGGAGGGATCGGGAACTTGGGGAACAACCACAAACACCAATTTAGAGCTGATCGGTGAAGCTCTAGGTTATGCGACAGAAGGCATAACGACTAACGCTGATACCCATGCAACGACAGTAGCTGATGGCTCCACTGACGCTGGCAGAGCTATGTACATCAAGTACACTGGAACTCTTGATTCTGCCTGTACAATTACTATCGGCCCAAACACCATGAGCCGCGTTCATATTATAGAAAACGCAACTTCAGGCTCGCAAAACATTATTATAAGTCAAGGTTCAGGTGCTAACGTAACAATCCCTAATGGTTATGTGAAAGTTGTCTATCTTGATGGCGCAGGTAGCGGTGCTGCTGTAGCAGAAGCGTTTACCGATTTGAGCGTTAGCGGCAATCTGTTGATTGATGGAGCTACCCCCACGCTAACGATAGGTGATGCTGGGGCAGAAGATACCAAGATAGTTTTTGATGGAAACGCACAAGATTTTTATATTGGTTTGGACGATTCTGCTGATGAGTTAATTATTGGGCGCGGGTCAGCAGTAGGAACTACACCTGTTATTAGTATTTCCGCTGCTGGAACAATTACCTCGCAACATCCTCTTGTCTTACAGTCTGGAGCAACTCAAGGTCTGTATATTGAAAATAATGCTGGCAATGCTACCACTCCTAGAATTACAAACGATGCAAATGACCACACAATAATCAGACCCGGAAAGTCATCAGGTGCAGTACAGTATAATAACTTTGCAAATGATGCAGAGCTTATGAGGCTAACGGATGCTGGAGTTTTAACTTTAGGCCCCGGTGGAGTTAGTGAATCAAGAGTTAACCAAAATTTTGCAATAACACATGCTGCTGAAAGAGGCGGCATGGCTATTAATTCTTTTTATGCTAGTGCTGCTGGCCCTGTTTTTGATTGGAATAAATCAAGAAACAACACGGCTGGTTCTCATACTGTTGTGCAGGATGATGACGCTTTAGGAACTTTTATATGGAGAGGCGATGACGGTGATGAATTTATTGATGCTGTTGCTATAGAAGGTAATGTAGACGGAACGCCGGGAAATGGGGATATGCCGGGAAGACTAGTTTTTTATACCTCTCCTGATGGTACAGGTGGTTTAGCGGAAGTCATGAGGCTTGCCAGCACTGGAAACGCTGGGATAGGCGATACAGTCCCAGCGTGGGGAACAGCTTATCGGGCTCTTACAATTGGTTCATCTGCTGCTATATGGGCTTCCAAAACTGGAACAAGTCTTACTTCTCTAAGCGACAACACTTTTTTTAACGGCTCAAATCAAATCGCTCGAAACACACAAGCTGGGGCTCAATACACTATGAGTGCTGGTAGTCATACATGGGAACACGCTGCTTCTGTGAGCGCAGGTGCAACGCAGACAATGACCGTTCGTATGCAAATAAACGCTGCTGGAACGATATTATTTGGCAAAAGCTCAGACAGTGCTGACGTTATTGGCGCAATGGTTGCTGCTGGTATTGTTTATTCGTCAATCAATGAAGCTGTTCACAACACGTTTCTGTATAGAGCGACAACTGCTGAAGCTTACAGATTTTATGTAGCTGGAAGTGGTCAGGTAAATTCTACATTTACTTCAATCGCATCAATTTCTGATGCAAGACTCAAAGAAAATGTTCGTGATTACGAAGCCGGTGGGCTAAGCGAAATATTAAAGCTCAAGCCACGAGTTTTTGATTGGAAGAAAAACGAAGGTAAAAACATAAAAAATGACGTTGGATTTGTTGCTCAAGAGTTTGAAGAAGTTTTCCCAGATTGGATAAGAACTTTTGAACATGACCATTTGGATGACGCAAAAACTGTCGCTGCTGGCGAACTTATTTTTCCAATGGTCAACGCTATCAAAACTCTAAGCGCGGAAATCGAATCTTTAAAAACTGAAGTCGCAGCACTTAAAGGAGCTTAAAGATGACAGCAACATGGAGCATTTCTAATTTACGAAGACAGGTTTCTCTTGACGGTAAAGCTAATGTGGTAACGGGCCTAGACTACAAAGTGACAGATTTAGAGACAGTAGGTTCAGTCGAGCATGTCGGTTATATTTACGGGTCTATTGGTTTAGACACCTCTGATCTTTCATCTTTTATAGATTACGCAGACATTACAGAAGCCAACGCAATTGCTTGGGCAAAATCGGCTCTCGGAGCGGATCAAGTGACCGCTTACGAAAAGTCGGTCGCCAATCAGGTATCGAAAAGCAAAACACCCTCAACAAAAACAGGAGTACCGTGGTGATGGAAACTAAATATTTAGAACTACATGATTTAGCAAATGTTTTAAATCTAATTGACGCAGCAGCTAAGAAAGGCTTGTTTGATGGGGATCAACTATCAACAATAGGCGCAATGCGAGAGCGATTCCATGCTGAGTTAAAAGAGCAAGCCCCAGCAGAGGGTAATGTGGCTAATATTTCAGATGAAGAGCCAAAAGTTAAATCTTCTCCTGAATAAAACTTAAAGGATAAAAAATGGATTTAATTGCAGACCTGCTCATATACGCCAGCTTGTTTGTCACAATAAGCAGCGCAATCTGTGCAGTAACTCCAACTCCTAAAGATGATGAGTTTATGGGTAAATATATTTATCCTGTTTTAGAGACTATAGCTTTAAATATTGGTAAAGCAAAAGATGGAGCCACAACTAATCCTGTTAAATTCGTAAAAAGGTCAGACTAATGGCTGAACTGACTGTCGCGCAAAAACGTAAAATGATCGCAGAGCTGAAAAAAGCAAGCAAAATGCACAAAGCTCAAGCAGTGCGTTTAGAAAAAACCTTAAAGAAAAAATAATGTCAGATTCTGAGGCTTTATCTGAGATAAAAACTCATGAGCGCGAATGCGCGATCAGATACGAGCACATTGAAAAGCGTCTTGATGAAGGATCAGAAAAATTTAAACGATTAGAAATGTTGATCTGGGGGGTTTATCCCTTTATTCTGGTCAGTGTTGTTTTAGCCAAAATCCTATGACTAATGGCAATCTTAGCTTTTATGCTCATCACTGTGATCGATGGAAATGTAGTTGATGGTGCAGAACAAATGTTATTCCGAGACATCCATAGATGTCAGCAATTTGCTTTTTGGATAGAACATAATTGTCGAGATTCAAAGTGTAGGGGAGGAGTAAGGCAACAAAACATAACAGCTTATTGCCGTCCTGTCATGGCTGGGGCCAACCAAAAATTTTGGGATTAGTTATGCCAAAAAAGCTACAAGAAAACAGTGTCTGGGCAAAATACGATATTGATCAAGACGGCACTGTAACCGATGAGGAGCTAGAACGGGCGACGCAAATGCTGGAATTGGATTTGCGGGAACAAAAGCAAGACTCTCAAAGACGCATAGCATGGGTTGCTATGTCATCAATGGTTTTATACTCCTTATTGCCTTTGTTGCCCTTTGTCCCAGAAGAACGCCTCGCAACCTTGTCTTCTCTAAGCGATATGTTGTTCCTTAGCCAAGCCAGCATAATAGGTCTTTATTTTGGAGCTACGGCCTATATGTCTCGTAAACCTTAGAGGTTTACCATGATATTTGAATCGATTGTAGCCATAACCTCGGCGGTGTCGGCTATCAATGGTCTTTTTCAGCAGGTCGAAGATGGCTCTAAAAACGTCCAGACCTTGCTGGGGCATTTAGGGGCTATCTCTAGCGGGATAGACAAATATGAGATTGAAAGGCGCAACTCTTTAACCGCTCCCCTTGATGGCGAAAGCGCCATGAGACTTTCTGCCCAAAAAGCGAGATTGGATCGCTACCATGATAATTTAAAATTACTCTCGAATATGAATTCTGAGGCGGCTCGCGTCATTGATGTTTATTTTGAAGAGTTAGAAGCTCAGAAACAAAGGCATCGTCAGAGTGTTAAAGAGGCAATAGAGAAACAAAAAAGAAGGCGGCAGATGCTTAAAGATATTTCTCAATACGGGATTCTAATTATCTTAGCTGTAACTATTGCAGTGGTGACTGTGACGCTAATCATAAAACTTTTTGGAAAGGGCCTTTAAATATGGATGTAGGAGCATCAACACCCACAAACCAAGTTGCTTGGAGACAGGTGGCTGAACAGAAGTACCAAAAACTAGTAGAGAATCTGCAAGTTGAAGAGCGCAGACAAAAAGTGGAACAATTAGATGCCACGTTGTATATTGCAAAAAACAATAAAGTGCAAATGGAAAACGTTAAAAAAGATAATTTTATTAATTTTTTGGTGTAAAAAATGCCTCCTAAGAAAAAGACTGCAACAAAAAAGAAAACAAAATCTAAAGTTAACGAAGCTGGAAACTATACAAAACCCAGTTTAAGAAAAAGACTTTTTAACGAAATTAAATCTTCCAGTAAAGGAGGAAGATCAGGGCAATGGTCAGCACGAAAAGCTCAAATGTTGGCTAAACGATACAAAGATGCTGGTGGTGGATATAAAAACTAATGGCTTTGAAGAAATCTCAAAAGTCTTTAAAAAAGTGGACTAAGCAAAAATGGCGAACCCCAAGTGGAAAAAAATCATCTGACACTGGCGAGGTTTACGCGCCTTCAGCTACTATCAAAAAATTAAAATCAACAAAAGCTGGAAGAGCAAAACTTGCAGCAGCAAATAAAAAGAAAAGAGCAGCTACAAAAAAGGGGAAACAACACGCAAAGCATGGTTTGCACAAAGGTAAAAAAAGATAATGCCTAAAGAAAAAGATTCAAGGTTAAAAAGAGCAGGGGTAACCGGTTACAACAAACCAAAAAGAACTCCTAATCATCCCAAGAAGTCGCACATAGTTGTTGCAAAAGAAGGCGATAAGGTAAAGACGATTCGATTTGGACAACAGGGTGTGAAGACTAATCAGACTGTAGGGCAGAGAAAAGCGTTTAAATCTCGCCATGCAAAAAACATAAAAAGAGGAAAGCTTTCAGCAGCCTACTGGTCAAACCGTGTGAAATGGTCGCCCAGCAAAACTAAATCTTCTTCAAGTAAATGGAAAAAAGGCTCATAAATGGGGTTTAAATTAAGTGCAGGTTTAGGACTGGCACTTCTAGTTTTATCAGGAGCGTTCAAACTTTATTACGATAAGTCACAATCAGAAATTAAAGCTTTTCATTTGCAGTTGGAGCAATCAATTCAAAATCAAAAAACTCTTGAAGGCACGATAAAACAACAAAATGAAAATTTAAAACAGACTGTTGAGAACCATGAGCTTATGGTTGCTCAAGTTGAAAAGCTAACCAAAGAGAACATGATGGCTCAGAACGAGGTAACCGATATTAGAAAAAAGTTCTCACGGCATTCACTAGATGTATTGTCTATCAGGAAGCCGAAATTAATAGAGAACGTTATAAATCGAGGCACCAAGTCAGTGCTCAATGACCTTAAAATTATAACTGATGAAACACAATTTAATGAAGATATTAATATTTCTGATCCTGTTACTGGCTAGTGGGTGCTCTGTATTAGGTTCTAAAAGAGACATACCAGAGATCAAGCCTATTGAAGTGGTGACTATAGAAAAGCAATCCCCTATCTATCACCCTCCTCTTCCAAATCAAATTGATCCTGTGCCAGTCGAGTGGACTGTCTTGACCCCTTCCCTCATGCAAGAGTATTTAGATGATCTTGAGCAAGGTAATGCTCCAACAAACGCATGGTATTCTTTAACCTCAAAAGGTTACGAGAATCTCTCTACGAACATGGCCGAAGTCAAAAGATATTTGAGGCAAACGATTAGTATTTTAAAATATTATAGAGAATTGGATAAAAAGGAATCTGAAGATGAATGAAGAATTAAAAACTTCGCAAGAAGGAATTTCTTTAATAAAATTATTTGAAGGATGCGAGTTAAGCGCGTACAGGTGTAGTGCAGATGTGCCAACCATAGGTTACGGCCACACTGCTGGGGTTTCTGATGGAGACACTTGCACTCAGGAAGAAGCAGAAAGCATGTTGTCAAAAGACTTGGAAGAGTTTGAGGATTACATAAAAAATTATGTCAACGTGGCTCTTGAGCAAAATCAATTCGATGCCTTAGTTGCGTGGGTTTACAATCTTGGGCCAACTAACTTAAAAAGCTCAACGCTTTTAAGAGAGCTTAACGAAAGCAAATATGATGAAGTTCCAAGGCAAATAAAAAGATGGAATAAAGCTGCTGGTCAAGTTCTTGATGGTTTGGTGAGAAGGAGAGAGGCAGAATCTCTTTTATGGAAAGGAGAGGCTTGGGAGAAAGTTTAATTGTCAGAGCTTAATTTAAAAGACTTCGACATACTATCTCAGCAGGATAAGGCAGAAGCTGTTGCTTTGCTCAATCGTTACGATCAACTCCAAAAACAAGACGTTTGTCGTAAAGACTTTATAAGCTATGTCAAACATTTGTGGCCTGATTTTGTTGAAGGAAGGCACCACAAAATTATTGGCGAAAAATTTAACAAGATAGCTGAAGGAAAACTTAAAAGACTAATTGTCTGTTTGCCCCCAAGACATTCTAAATCAGAATTTGCCAGCACTTATTTTCCATCGTGGATGATGGGGTTAAGAGGAAACCTGAAAATAATCCAAACAACTCACACAGCAGAATTGGCTGTCAGGTTTGGCAGAAGGGTCAGAAACATAATTGACTCAGAAGATTACAATGTTGTGTTTCCTGAACTCAAATTGCAAGCAGATAACAAATCAGCAGGACGTTGGACAAGTAATCAGGAAGGTGAATTCTTTGCTGCTGGTGTAGGTGGCGCGATTACAGGGCGAGGCGCAGACCTGTTGATCATTGATGACCCACATTCAGAGCAAGATGCCATGTCACCCACTGCAATGGAATCTGCATACGAATGGTATACGTCAGGGCCAAGACAGCGTTTACAGCCCGGTGGAATTATCATAATTGTTATGACCAGATGGAGCACAAAAGATCTGGTTGGTAAGGTTTTAAAAAAACAAGGAGATGAACACGCAGATCAATGGGAAGTGGTAGAGTTCCCTGCAATCATGCCTGAAACAGAAGCTCCTTTATGGCCTGAGTTTTGGAAAAAAGAAGAGCTTCTTTCAGTAAAAGCTTCTTTGCCAATTAGCAAATGGAATAGCCAATGGTTGCAAAACCCAACAGCAGAAGCTGGCTCTATTGTTAAAAGAGAATGGTGGAACAAATGGGAAGAGGAAGAGGTTCCTGCCTATTCTTATATTATTCAAAGTTACGATACAGCTTTTAGTAAAAAAGAAACTGCTGATTACTCTGCGATTACAACATGGGCAATTTTTAATCCAGAAGAGGGCGGCTCAGATCAAATAATTTTGTTAGACGCAAAACGATTAAGAGTGGATTTCCCAGAGCTTAAAAAAGTTGCTTACGAAGAATACAGGTATTGGGAGCCTGATTGTATTTTGAT